TGGTATCAGAGCATTCCAGAAGTACGATTCAGTATGGAAAAGATTAACAAAATCTTGGAAAAAGTTCCAATTGGCGTAGCCCAGGAACTTAAACAAGAATTGGCTGAATGGATACCCCCAATAGCCAACAAAGAGGATTTACCAGAACAAACTCTATCTCAGTACGAGTTTTCGCATGGTACACAACCAGCTATTCCTTGGAAAGGAAAATGCTTTACTATTCCCAAAAACTTGAAGGGAGAATCAAGTTATCTCATGGGAACAGGAAGAGCCATGCCCACTCAAAATATGAGTGCAAACCTATTTAGTATCTCATGTGTACTAAACAATATTACGGAAATCCTTACCTATATTTCCCAGAAAAGAATAGGTTCTTTGTCAGCATCCCTAAACAAAGAACTCAAGGATCTGGAAAATAGGACAATCTCTAATCTTGAGATTAATCGAACTGATATAAAATCCGACTTGGAAAAACAAATCAGTTTGAATAAAGAAAATCTCAAAGGATTAGAAATTGCAACCGAAAGGTTAGAAAGATTATTCCTGGAAAGTAGAAAGGAACAAATTTCAAAGGATGAGATAGCAAATCTCACGCAAAAGGTTAAGGAAATGCAAACCTTTTTAAACGACAAACTCTAGAATGGGACTAGAGGATTCAGTAAAACAATTGCAAGGAGCAATTGAGGAATTAAAGGGATTAATTTCTTCAGTAGAGGAAATGAAAGAAATTGTTAAAAGAGAATCAGAGGATTCAATTCAAGAATACCTAAGAAGTTTCTTAGAACCTCTTGCAAAGGACAACCCCTTGTTCACACAAAAACACATTTTTGGCAAATACAAGCCAGAAAGAAATGAGAAAAAATGTAGCCATATAGATGGAAACTATTGGCCACATCTGAAACATACGTTTCATCCTCAACTAAACTATATAGTTGATTTACTCGAAGAAATTCGAAATTGTACATGCAAGGAGAAACAGCATGACAAGCAATTAGTACCACTACCAACACCTGCGGAATCTTCAAAGAAACCAGAGGAGTGTACTAATAATTGCAACTGTGACAAATGTAGACAAAAGGAAAAATGTCTAACAATAGGAGAAATGTCAGAACTCCTACAAAATTTGATAAAAATACCAAAACAATCCAAATATTTGGAAAAACCAGCATTGTTCTGAAAAACATGTCAATACAAGAAAGAATTGACGAAGTCACTCAGTTGTTAAAACAACTAAAAATGATTAGAGATGAAGAGACAAACACTCAAAAGGCTCTAATCATGGAGCATGAAGAAGTAGTGTATAACTACGAGTCATCAGAAGAAGGTTTTCCAGTTGAACCAAAAACTGAAGAAAAAGATATACCATCCACAAGTGGACAGAAAAGAACTTACGAGTTTATGAAAGATGATTTCTGGAATTCAGGAGAATTCGACAAATACGCTGAAAAGCGAGGTTTCATCAAAAAAGATGGGGGAGGATATTCAAAAATACCAAAAGAATACAAACCAATCCATCAAGATGAAAATTCATCAATCTTAAATTTAGATTGTATAGACAATGCACCAGCATTATTTGTTTCATGGACATCGAAACATGGTTTAGAACTACAGCTAAACAAACATTTCGAGAATTTTTCGGATAACGAAATATGGAATTACACCCAGTACTATACGCGAGGATCAGTACAAAAGTTTCTATCAGAACAAGACTACCAAACAGATGTAGCCCCAAACTTAGCATTAGTCCAAGGTGGACCATATGCAAAGTTCAAATATATTGTACAAACAATATATGGAGAATTCATCGGAAAAGATATCCGGGATCATTCACAAGACCTGATAAATCAGGAAGCAGAAAAGGCTAGGTTCCATCTAGCAAATATGATTATTTGTGATCTTTGTTACTTTGATAACTATACTTGTGAATACAGGAAATACTTCTATATGCTGACACCAGATGAAAGGAGTACATATATAGAACTGTTTCTACAGAAACTTCCAGCACCTTTTGGAAGAAAAATGATGGAAGGTTTCAGAAAAGAAACTGCAGAAAACAAAATTGCAAACACATTAGGTGGAGCAATTGACATCGTCAGAAGAACAATCGACGAAGAATGTATCCAAAGATCCTATCGAAGAACAATAGGAGGAGCAGTAAAAATATGCTGCAAGGGCAACCCTGAAATACCACAAAGGTATGGATGCTATGATATTACAAAAAGGAAAAAGACTTCCAAAAAGAAATGGAAGAAAAGATCTTACAAACCAGATCTGTGGAAAAAGAAGAAGCGTTTCTTCAAAAGAAGAGACTTTTCAAAAAAGAAAAAGGAAAATCCAGGCAAAAAGAAATTCTGCCCCACAGGAAAGAAATCCTGCAAATGTTGGATATGTCATGAAGAAGGACATTATGCCAATGAATGTCCCAAGAAGACAAAAGAAAAACATAAGGATAAGGTAAAGCTCCTTATGGAAGCAGAGGAAGAAGGTTTTGAACCTCTAGAATCAGAAGCTTCAGACATTGAAGAAATCTTCGAAATTGTTGAAGAAGACTCAGAAAGTTCATCAGAAGAAGATGAAGAGCAAAGGTAATCCAAACGCTACCTTTATTACGGTAAAAATTAACGATGTTTTTATCAATGCCTATGTAGACACAGGTGCAACAATCTGTCTGGCAGATCCAAAAATCAAGTTAAAATGGGTCAAAATGGAAAAACCCATAAAAATATCCATTGCTGATAAATCTGTGCAAGAAATCTGGCATAGAGCAGAAATGGTAGAAATTTGGATTCGCAACTACAAATTTGTAGCAGCAACTGTCTGCCAAAAATCCTCAGGTATGGATTTTGTAATTGGAAACAATTTCTTAAGGTTATATCAACCTTTTATCCAAGGACTTAATTATATCAAATTAAGAGCTCCTTTGGATAAAGATATAAATCAACCAAGTAAAATGATTTATATCCCAGTAACTACACCAAGTAAGATATTGCAATTTGCAATATTGGAAAAGTTACAAGATATCCTTTTTGAGTTACATGTCCAGGAGAACTCAAAAACACCTCTCGAGTTAAAGGTAAGCAGCACCCTCGAAGAAGTGTGCGATGAAAATCCATTGGATGTAAAAAATACTAATACAGAATTAGTAAAGATCGAACTGATCAACCCAGAAAAAGAGGTGAATGTTCCTAACAACATCCCTTATTCACTTCGTGATATTAACGAATTTTCTCAAGAATGTGCAGACCTTGTAAGAAAGGGAATTATCGAAGAAAGCAAAAGCCCTCATTCAGCGCCAGCTTTCTATGTAGAAAATCACAATGAGATCAAACGCAAGAAAAGGCGTATGGTAATTAACTACAAAGCTTTGAATAAAGCAACAATAGGAAATGCTCACAAACTTCCTAGAATTGATTCAATCCTAACAAAGGTAAAAGGATCAAATTGGTTTTCAACTCTAGATGCAAAATCTGGATATTGGCAGCTTAGACTACACCCACAGTCAAAGCCACTAACGGCATTTTCATGCCCTCCACAGAAACATTATCAGTGGAATGTCTTACCCTTCGGGTTAAAACAAGCTCCAGGTATTTATCAAAATTTTATGGATAAAAATCTAGAAGGTCTAGAAAATTTCTGTCTAGCATACATTGATGACATATTAGTTTTCACTAATAGTTCTAGAGAAGAACATCTATCAAAACTACTAGTCGTCTTAGAAAGATGTAAAGAAAAAGGCTTAATTTTGTCTAAAAAGAAAGCTATTATTGCTCGACAAACAATAGATTTTCTTGGACTAACATTACAGGAAAATGGAGAAATTAAACTCCAACCAAATGTTTTGGAAAAACTGGAATTGTTCCCAGATGCAATAGAAGACAGAAAACAACTACAGCGTTTTCTTGGTTGTCTGAATTATATTGCAGATAAAGGATTTCTCAAGGAAATTGCAAAAGAGACAAAGAACCTTTATCCTAAGGTTTCAATTACGAATCCTTGGCATTGGTCTGATCTAGATTCAAAACTAGTTAATCAGATAAAAAAGAAATGCAAGGATTTGAGTCCTCTGTATTTTCCGAAGCCGGAAGACTATTTAATAATAGAAACTGACGCTTCTGGAGATACATGGGCCGGATGCCTAAAAGCAGCCGAATTATTGTTTCCGAAAGGAACCAAAAATAAAGTAGTCGAAAGACTATGTAAATATACGTCTGGCATTTTCTCATCTGCAGAACAAAAGTACACGGTACATGAAAAAGAAACACTTGCAGCTCTGAAAACGATGAGAAAATGGAAGGCGGAGCTCTTGCCAAAAGAGTTTACTCTAAGAACGGATAGTTCTTATGTTACAGGTTTTGCAAGACATAACCTAAAAGCAAATTACAATCAAGGACGACTCGTTCGTTGGCAATTAGAATTCCTACAATACCCAGCAAGGGTGGAATACATAAAAGGAGAAAAGAACTCTCTCGCAGACACTCTAACCAGAGAATGGAAACAGCAATAATTGCCATGGAGACACAACTTCAGCAGATGCTGAACAATTTGCAAATTGCAAAAAATGAAGCTAAAGAAGCTCAGCAAAAGGTTGCAAAACTTGAAGTAGAAATAAGCAAATTCCAATCCGGAATCGAAATGATGAAACAATTCATGCCAGCAATCACATCAGAAGTGTGCAAGCAGAGCGTGGTGGATCCATCATCAAATTCAGAAAAAATGCAAGAAATTGCATCAGGTAAGAAACCTATTGCAGAAGGTGTATCTGCAACTAGTCCAGAGCAAACGGCTACTGGTAAAGACATATCAAAACCGTTAATGGCTGATGCTTTGCCAAAAAGCATAAACTCAACGAACGTTGAAACTAGTCCAGTACAAACGGTAACTGGTAAAGACTCATCAAAACCGTTGATGGCTGATGCTTTGCCAAAAAGCATAAACTCAGTAAAAACTGAGACAGGTAAAAAATCATGGGCAGATATTGCCACTGAAGACGAGCGGGAACCATCATCACTGGTTCAACTTCCACTATCAGGAAAGAAATTCTATGTGTTATTCAACACACCCAGAAAAGGCATCTTTTCTGACTGGTCACAAATTGCACCACTCATAACTGGTGTGAAAGGAGCAGTCCACAAAAGCTACCCAACCATGGAGGCAGCAAAGAAAGCATTGAAGGATGCAGAACAGATGAACGGGCTCAAAGCGAGCTCATTGGAAAAATTACAGCCAAGAGTGCCAGCAAAGAAACGACAATCTATTCAAGAGATGGTCATGGCAAGAGGAGGATTCAAGCAAAACACTCCCCAGAACACTTACGTTTTCTCTCCAGAAAACAGAACAATGGTGAACAAAAAGATCTTCGAATGGAAGAAAGACGAACCCAATTCAGAGTTCTATCCAATCGAGATCAGAGGACAGACAAAAATTGTCCTATTCCCAGGAGCAGACCCGGTGTTTGCTTATACTGCATACTTAATGGGGTATGTAAAACAAATCATTATATTTGAAGAATTTAAGTTCTTATCTTGTTTTCCTAGACTATTCGCGAACTGCGTAGAAAAGTTCTATAACAAGATTGGAAGAAGAGAGACGGTTATCAACGTCAGAAGTTCATTCCCACTACTGGATGAAACAATGAAGATCAGAATCCCTGCAATAAATGTTGCTGTCATGGCAATGTTCAACAAACAGTTCGAACCATTTGCAGAAGAAATAAAGCTGGATATACAGCTTGAAGATGTTTTAGCATCAATAGAAGGTGTGTATGAAAGAACACAGAAGATTGACGAGAGGTCAAAATTGAAGGTTTGGTATCAATCCGACTCAACAATACTTTTCGGAACCTCACCGAAAGAAATTGAAGATGTCGATATCAGATCCTTGCTTCGATTCGAAGAAATGTTCAAAGCCATGGAAACCGGTCCACTGGTAAACCTTCAAGATGAAGAAAGAAAGATTCTTTGCCAAAAAATGCAAAAGTACAAAGGGCACAGCTGTCAGTTGTGCAAATCCGAGTCATCTGGACCACAAACATCAGAAGAGGGTCTACAAGAGTCAGAAGACGAAGACTTTTCGGTGCTAGTTTAATTACTGGCAGACAAAGTGGCAGACATACTGTCCCACAAATGAAGATGGAATCTGTAAAAGAAAACGCGTGAAATAATGCGTCTGACAAAGGTTAGGTCGGCTGCCTTTAATCAATACCAAAGTGGTCCCTACCACGATGGAAAAACTGTGCAGTCGGTTTGGCTTTTTCTGACGAACAAATAAGATTCGTGGCCGACAGGTGGGGGTCCACCATGTGAAGGCATCTTCAGACTCCAATAATGGAGCAATGACGTAAGGGCTTACGAAATAAGTAAGGGTAGTTTGGGAAATGTCCACTCACCCGTCAGTCTATAAATACTTAGCCCCTCCCTCATTGTTAAGGGAGCAAAATCTCAGAGAGATAGTCCTAGAGAGAGAAAGAGAGCAAGTAGCCTAGAAGTAGTCAAGGCGGCGAAGTATTCAGGCAGGTGGCCAGGAAGAAGAAAAGCCAAGACGACGAAAACAGGTAAGAGCTAAGCTTTCTCATCTCAAAGATGATTCTTGATGATTTTTGTCTCCACGGTCCGTATAGGATCACTGAATTGATAAATATCATATGGTTTGTATAAAACCCGATATTTAAATCTGTATCATTCTGTTTGAATAAAACTTGATACTTTGTTGGAGTCGTTTGTAAAAACATAAACAATTATAATCTGTTAAAAACATTCATGGATGTTCTAGATTATCTTGACATGTCTGAATCTTCAGAAAAATTTCATGTATCGGTATTATCTGAAAAAGATAAATTTAAAATTGAATCTGCAGATATCACTTTGAAAGAAGGTGATGATTTTAAAAGAATCTCAACTATCAGAAACATATTTGATAGAAAGAATGTTATTTTCTATGGAAAATATTTAAGTGAATCTTTTGTTAAGCTTGAAACAGCTTCTGGAAAATTTGAACTTCCAATTGTCAATATTGACCATATCTACGATCAAATTTCTAAGATCAGAAACCAGGAAAAGAGAAAAACTCTTTCATGTATTCATATTAGTACAATTCAAATAGTACTCAAGTCAACTTTCTTGAAAGGTTTAGATTACCCAATAAGTTTGGCAATTACTGATGAACGGATTAATAACCCAAAAGAAAAGATCATCGGTATAGTTCATGGGAACTTAGCAACTGTAACACTAAAGTTCAGTGTTCATCTGGGGTTTGCAATCCCTTTAACTGAAGAAGATCTGAGTAGATCAATTAGTTTAACTTATAAGGCATACAGGAATGACCTTATGAATGATCAGAAACAAGGTTTCTCAATTACTTATGCAGTAAGCTATGCTTTGGCAAATAGCCATCACAGCATCCAGTTTGCAAACAAAGATAGAATATATCTTGACGAGATATTCAAACAGGTTTCCTTTACTGAAAAGCCTAGACCCATATCTCCAATTAAACCAAATGGTTTGAAGTTTCTAAAAAAGAAACCCTCTAATCTAGAAGACCTTATAGGAGTTCCAAGAAACCATTTAAGTTTGCAACCACCCCCACTTAGGGTAGCAAGAAAGGATTCAGAAGAATCATCATCCACGTCTGTCCCAGAGATAGAAAACTTAACCAAACAAGTTAAGGACATAAGCTCATATCTAAAGGATAGACTATGAGTCAAGAACGAGTCGACAAACTTAGGAAACTAAGAATCGAATTCGAAGGAATCATTCAACGAATGGAAGTCGCAAAAAACCTTCTACGAGAATTAGAAGAAACTACCGACAGAGTAAGAGTCGACAGACTTCAAATGGAAGTTGGCTTCCTCAGAGACTATGCAGATATCAACTGCATGATAGAGAAAGATCGAATTAAAGAACAAAGTAGTTCGTCTTCCGCTACAAGAACTACTCAAGAACCGAGTCTTCATCTACCCGATTAAACAAGGTTAACATGTACCTTATTATCCAGAAAAATGATTTTCAAAAAATCAAAGTTATGAACATAGCGTCATAGAGACGATCCTTGTTATCCTTGCCCAGAGTAAAATATGACCTCTGAGCAGCTCAGCAGGGTAACACTGAATGAGGTTAGGGGTACACCCCTGGCGCCCGTGTTCATGACATTTTGTCATTTAATAAGTTTTCCCGAAGAAAAACTAATCTTTTTATCAAAAAACAAATTAAAGACAAATTAAAGTCTGGATAACTGAAACATAGCCCCCCCCAGAAAACT